AACGACGCCCAGCAGATTGCGAACGGCCACGCCACCTTCTCCTATGAGTTCACGCCCACCTATCCGGCTGAGCGCGTGACCTTCCGTTCGTCCATCACGGACGCCTTCATCACCAACCTCTTCGCCGCCAGCTAAAGGGACCGTAACCGATGGCAACGCCTCGCATCCTCAAGAACATGAATTGCATCGTGAACGGCCGCGGCATGGCGGGCGTTGCGAAAACGCTTAAGCTGCCGGAAATCGCGCTCAAAACTGAGGGCTACCGCGGCGGCGGCATGGACGCCGAAACGGAAGTGGACATGGGCATGGACGCCATGAAGGCCACCTATACGTTCGCGGACCCGGACCCGGAGAACTTCAAGCTTGTGGGCGTCACGAGCGGCAACTCCGCGCGCGTCACGGCTCGCGGTTCGTTCGTCCGTGACTCGGACGGCGCGCGCGTTGCGGTCACCGTGGAAATGGGCGGCCGCTTCAACAAGCTGAGCATGGGCGATTGGGAAGCTGGCAAGTCCAGTGACCAAGAGTTTGAGCATTGCCTCAACTATTACCGGCTCAATGTCGGCGGCGAGGATGTCATTGAAATCGACGTTCTCAACATGAAGCGCATCATCGGCGGCGTGGACCAGCTTGCGGGCATCCGCGCGGACATCGGGCTCTAAGCCCCGGCGCCGCATCCTCACATAGTCTCAAACGGTCAAGGAAAGGCCAAGCATGAGCGACATTGACAAGCGGCTGAGCGCCGACATTGAATTGGACTTCCCGGTGGAGGTGGATGGCAACACCATCAAAACCATCACCATCCGCCGCCCGAAGGTTCGGGACCAACTCAAGGCGGACCGTGCCAAGGGCACGGAGTTTGAAAAGGGCCTCGCGTTGCTCGTGGACCTCACGGAGCAACCGCAGGAAGTCCTTTTGGAACTGGACCCCGTGGACCTTGAAAAGCTGGATGGACAACTTGCGGCTTTTCGTGGGCTGGCGCCGACTCCGGAGAGTTAAGAGTCAGCGTCCTAGGGCTTCTCAGGATGACCAAGGGCGGCATCACTCTCCGGGCCGCCTTGGACATGGAATTGGACGATTTTGAAGCTTGGTGTGACGCGGCCGTGGAACTTGAGCGGCGGATTTCGGAGGCAACAAAGTGAGCGCCCGCGGCCTTAACATTTTCGTCAACATCGGCGGCAAGCTTCTCCCCTCGCTCAACCAATCGGTAAAGGGCGCGGAGGCGCAATTCGCGTCCATGACCCGGACCATGAAAATCCGGGCGGCCGAAATGAAGGCCACTTGGCGCTCCACGATGGCGGCCGCGTCCCCGCTCTTGGGGCTGGCGGCCGCCGGTGGACTCATGTTTTCCGCCAAGGCCGCCATTGGCGACAGCGCCGAACTCTCGCACGAACTCCAAATGTTGCGGAACGCCGGGCGCACCACGAAGGACTTGGCGAACGCGATGAGCGCCGCCAACCGCACCATTCAAATGCTTCCCACCACGACTCTCGTGGACAATCTCAAGGTGCTCAACGAAACCACGGGCGCCTTCGGCAATTTCCAGCATGCGCTTGAAAACCTCACGTTCAATCAGCGCATGGGAAGCATGCTCCAAAACATGCTTGGCGACAAAGCCGGGGACCCGGGCGACATTTTCAACAACATGGTCCGGTCCATGGAAATGCGCGGCGTGGCCCAGCAAGCCGCGAAGTATCAGCGCGAGTCCGCGCTCGCCTATCAGGCCATGATTTTCACCCGCGGCCGGTTCAACCCCGAAGAGTTCCTTGCCTATTCGCAGCAAGCCAACCCGTATAACAAGGGACTCTCCCAGCGCTACCTTTACAAGATTGCCCCGTCGCTCGTGCAAGAGTTCGGCGGCGAGCGCGCGGGCACGATGATGAACACCTTTATGGGCACGTTGCTCGGGAAGGCCAAGAACAAGATGTCCACGGAGGCGTGGATTAAGCTTGGCCTCTTGGACCCCAAGGGCGTGGTCTATAACAAGGTGGGTCCGGTGGGCTTCCGGCCGGGCGCGATGAAGGGCACGGACCTCGCGCTTAGCGACCCGCTCAAGTGGAGTGAAACGGTGCTCATCCCGGCGCTCCGCGCGCACGGCTATGACACCTCCAACCAATTGAGCCTCGCCAAGGCGCTGATGCCGCTCTTCCGCGACCGGAACGCCAACCGGCTCGCCAACGTGCTTGTCTATGACCAAGACAGGGCGCGGCTCCACAAGGACGAACGGCTCATCAACAAAGTCCCGGGCGTGGACAAAGCCTACAGCGACACGCTCCGCCGGGACCCGCTCATGGCGTGGCAAGCCGACAAGGCCGCCATGAACAACTTGCTGTCCACGGTGTTCGGCACGAGCAAGGGCGAAAGCCCGGTGGCCGTCGCGCTCGTGCACATCGCCAACGGCATCAACATGGTGGCGGGCGCCTTCCAAAAGCACCCGATGTTGGGCCAAGGCGTGGGCGCGCTGTTGCTGGGCTCGGCTGGCCTCGCCGGGCTCAAGGTGCTTGGCATCGGGCTCCGGTTCATCCTCTCCCCGCTAACGGGCATCTTCAAACTCTTGTTCCTGTCCGGCGCCCGCAAAATCGGGCTCGTGGGCTACCTCTTCCGCGGCATCGCCGCGGGCGTCCGCTTGCTTGGCCCGCTCTTGCTCCGTGGCCTCGCGGCGCTGGCCCCAATGGTCATGGAGGGCTTGGCCGCGGCCTTCGCGCTTATCTCCAACCCAATCGGCTGGGGCATCATCCTCGGCGCCGCCGTGCTCGCCCTCGGCTATTACTTCCGCGGGCCGCTCTTGGCCGCGTGGAAGCGGGGCTGGAACTCCCTCATTTCGTGGGTGCATAGCGTCAACTGGCGCGGCATCGGCATGAGCATCGCCAACGCGCTCACGTTCGGGCTCGCGGGCAAGTTTGCCAACGCCATCGCCAACCTCAAGAACTCCGTGCCGTCCGCAAATGTCGGCATGAACTCGGCGCGCGGCGGCCTCGCCGGGGCGCGTGCAAGCGGCGGGCCGGTGGTTCGCGGTCGCACCTATTTGGTGGGCGAGCGCGGCCGCGAGTTGTTCACCCCGGATTCGTCCGGCCGCATCATCCCCAACCACCACATTGCGGCGATGGCCGGAGGCCCGCGTCACGTCCGCCCCGGCCGCGGCGCGACGGGGCCGCTTGTTGGCGAGTTGCACATCCACGGAGCCCATGACCCGCATGCGGTGGCTTTGGAGGTGAGGCGCCAGCTAAACGCCCTCGCCAACGAACAAGCCGCCGTGTTGAGTGACTGACATGGCGAGCGCGGACTCAATGATGATGATGGCGCTGGGCGACTACCGCTTCGGCTTGTCCACGGCCGCCTATCAGGAACTCAACCGGACCAACTCGTGGCGCTGGCCCACGGTGGACCGCATCGGCGCGCGCCCCGCCTCCCAATTCGTTGGTCCCGGCGAGGACGGCATCCAAATGTCCGGCGTCATTTATCCGCACTTCAAGGGCGGGCTTGGCCAGTTGGACGCGATGCGCGCGGAGGCGGACAAGGGCGAGCCCCTAATCCTTGTTGACGGGACCGGGAAGAATTGGGGCAAGTATGTCATCACGGACATCCGCGAGGGCCAAAAGGTTTTCTTCTCCAACAGCATGCCGCGGAGCCAAGAGTTTGACATCACGCTCCAAGCCTACGGTGAGGACGCAACGGCCGCGGGCTCGGGGCTGAATCTTGACGGCGTAACCCTGCCCACGCTTTCCGTGCCGTCGCTTTCGGATGCCATCGCAAGCATCCCCGGGCTGGACCCGGCCGCGGCCGCCAACCTCGTGGCCGGGAAGGCGATGATGAGCATGCCCGGGCTTCGCAGCCTCATGAGCATGACCACCGCCGGAGTCGACGCGCTTGGCGGCGCCATCAGCACCGTGGCGTCCGTGCTCGGCACCGTGGAGGGCGCCGTGAGTTCGTTGCAGCGCGCCGCCACCGCCGTCCCCAACGCGCTCGCGGCGCTTGTTTCTTCGCCCGGGCTGTCCACCTTCTCGGCGTTCGGAACGGACCTTGGCGGCGTGATTGACGCCGCGAGCTTGGCGGGTGTCGTTCCGCTCGATTCGGTGCTCGACACCATCAACAGCATCGGCGCGGACGCGATTATCCCCCGGCTCGTGACCGACGCGGACCAAGTGACGGCCTTGACGGCGCTGGCGGAGGTCCGCGCCAATGGCTGACACGTTTGAAAGCTACACCACGGCGGATGGTGACATGGTGGACGCCATCGCCTTCCGGCGCTTCGGGACTTCGCGCGCGCATACGGAGCGCATCCTTGACGCCAATCCGGGGCTTGCCGCCATGGGCTCCGTGCTCCCGGCCGGTGTGGTCATCCGCATCCCGGTCCCGGCGGTCCCGGACCGCAAGAAAACCGCGCAAAGGCTTTGGGATTGAGCACGCCCTCCGCGCGCGTGTCCATCAACGGCCGCGACATCACCACCCAGCTTTTGGCGCCGGACAAGCGGCGCATCCTCGTGTCCCTCAGCGTTACCGATGAGGCGGGCATCAAGTCAGACACTTGCACGCTCGTGATTGATAACCGCGGCGGCTTCCCCGCGCCGAAAACCGGCGAACTAATGGAAGTGTGGATGGGATACGAGCCCGAGCCCGAATACATGGGCAAGTTCCGCATTGATGAGTGGGAGAAGAGCGGACCGCCCAACATCCTCACCGTGTCCGCGAAGTCCGCCGAACTCACCACGGAAATCAAGGAAACGAAGCATAAGCCGTGGGATGACACCACACTCGGGAACATCGTGCAAAACATCGCGGGCTCGCACGGGCTCAGTTCCGTCATGACCGGCGACCTTGCGAGCCGGAAGGTTGAGCACATTGACCAGCACGGGGAGTCGGACCTCGCCTTCCTCTCGCGGCTGGCGAAGCGCAACGGCGCCATGTTCAAGCTGGCGGATGGCAAGGTCATCTTCGTGAAGCGTGGGACCAAGTTGCCGTCCGGCAAGGGCAAGACGGAGCGCACGCTCAAGCCCACGGACAATGTGGTTTCGTGGCGGCTACGGAAGAGCGAACGCGGCGAGCACAAGTCCGTCATTTGCTATTGGCATGACCATGACGGCGGACGGCGGAGGAAGGTGACCGCCGGGAGCGGTCACCCGGTGCACCGCGACAAGCGCATTTATCGCACGGAGGAAGAGGCCCGGGCGGCCGCGGAAGGCCAGCTTGGCGACTTCCAGCGGGGCAAGTGCGACTCTTCGCTTGAAATGGGCGGGACGCCGGACTTCTTCGCGGAATCGCTCGTGACGCTGAGCGGCTTTGATGATGACGTGGACGGCACCTATAACGCCAAGTCCGTCACCCACACTTTTGACTCCAGCGGCTACCGCACGAGCGTGGCGCTTGAGGCGTTAGGGGACAGCGAAAGCGACTCTTCGGAGTAGGGCCTCCGTGGCACCGTGCGCCGCATGGCGACCACGAAACCGACCCAGCAACTCCCGCCCGCCACGCTTCCGCCCTCCGATGCGGACGTGCTCCCGCTGGGTCAAGGTGCCACCGCGCTCCGCAAGCTGACGCTTGCCCAACTCTCCGACTACATCAAGGGCAAGCTTCCGTCCGTCACGAACGGCGCGGACGGCCGCACAATCCTCAACGGCACCGCCGCGCCTGTCGCGGCGCTTGGCGCGGATGGCGACTTCTACATTGACCACACCAACCCCTCGGAGCCCGTGCTTTACGGCCCGAAGGCCGGAGGCGCTTGGCCCGCGGGCGTGTCCATGGTTGGCCGGAGCGCTTACGAAATTGCGGTTGCCAACGGCTACGCGGGCACGGAAGCGCAATGGGTTGCCGATGTGCTGGACAACGCCACGGCGGCCGCCGCCGCGCAAGCGGCGGCTGAGGCGGCGCGGGATGACGCAATTGCGGCCGCCGCATCCGTTCCCATCATTGACGATGCGATTGCGGACACCGCCCCGGGGGCGGCGACCAAGACTCGTTCGGCGTCGAAGATTGGCGCGCTCATTTCGGCCGCCATTACGGCGCTGAGCCTTGGCACAGTCGCAACCCACAACGTCACGGAGTTCCCGCTCACGGTTGCGGACCGCACGGCAATGGCCGGGCACACGGCAACCGGCACCGTCTATTTCGACGGCTCCATGTGGGATTTGAAGGCGGGGACCAACCTTTCCGCCCAAGTTACGAGCGACCCCACCAAGGGCATCTATGTCGCGCCAACCACGGACACCTCCGGCGCGTCGGGCGCGTGGGTCCGGCGCACCAAAATCACGCATCCGTCCATGTTCGGCACGATTGTTGGCGACGAAGTTGCCGACGATTCGGCCACCCTCAATGCGTGGCTGGCCTTCGCGGCGGTAAACCGGAACTTCAAGCACATTGCCGCGGGCCTTTACGGCGTGGCGTCGGGGCTCATTTTGGACCCGGGCACCTTTGGCGTGGGCACGCTTGAGATTGATTGGAGCAACACGCGCATCACCGCGCTCGCCCCAATCTCCCGCTTGCTCACCATTCAGGACGCCAATAACGGCAAGTTCTCGGGTAGGCTCCACCTCCGCGGCACCGGCTACACCTCCGACGCCTATACGGCTTGGACGTGCGACACCGCCGTGTGGGGCAACAACATCAGCGCCTTCAAGTTTGACCATTGGTTCATTGAGGGCTTCGGCTACGCCGCCATTGAGAGCGAAAAGTCCTCAAACGATAGCGTCCATTGGGGCCGCATTGAAACGAAGCGCGTGGGCTCGGGTGCGGCACTGGCCTCGCGGAGCCTTTCGGCAAATTGGTCCGGAGCCACCCAATCGGGCGGCTACGGAAGCGTAGTGCAATATACCCAATTCACGGTTGACACGCTCCCGATTGCTTACGCTCAGTCCAACACCGCGAACGTCCCGGACCGCCAAATCCTCGTTGAAATCAACGGGCGGCCGCACTTCGTCAACTATATCGACCCGGCCACCAAGACTCTTCGCGTCTATCCGCAAGTCAAGACGGCGCTGTTGCCCGCCGGGACTTTGAAATATCACTATGGCGGCGCGCTCGTCCTTCGGGGCAGCGACAGCAACATTGACACATTTGAACAAATCTCGTGCGTTGCCGGTGGGTGCGCCCTTGAACTCTCGTGCCTCTACGGCGCCGCTGGCGGGATTGTCCACGCGGAGGCGTGCGGCTCAAACATGCGCATTGGCGCATCGCCGTCATCCGTCATGTGGGGCGCCCACATTGGGATGCGCTATTGCGAAGGCAATACCTTCAACCAAATCATTGTCAGTTCTTCCGCAACCGGCGTTTTCGTTGGCCCGGCGCCAGCAACAACGCCCGCGTCCAAGGACGTTGACACTTGCACGCCTCTCTCCAACCCATCAGGCGGCGAGGCGTATGTGGCGGAAGCGCTTTCGGGCATCACGAACGGCGCCGCCCAAGGGTTGCACTTCCGCACCAAGCGCTTCGTGCTCCAAGCCAACGAGGCGTTGGACTTCAATCAACCGGGCATGTTCCGCGGCAAGGTGTTTTACACCAGCAGCGTCACGGACACCGCCACGTTCACGCTCGTTGCGCCCGACGCGAATCTAAAGGCTCAATATGCCTATGACGCCGCGCAAGTCATC